CTTGATGATGATTTAGAAAAAGGTTTACAACCAACACAACAAGAAATAATTAACTTTGAGGCTAAACATGAATATGCTTGTGGTAAAATAACAGAATTTATCAGGCAATTCAATTTAGGTGATTGGAATATGCATAAGTATAAATCAGCAGTAACACATACAAACAAACTAATAGAGCCTTATGGTCTTGCTATAGATACTTTAAACAAGAAAGAGCTTGAAGAGTTTATAGAAATGGATAGAGAGCCATGGGAACTAATAAATTGTATTGATCCAAAATACTTAGATGTTGCTGAAAGTATGCTTGATGCAATGTCTTATAACCAATCTTATGGAGGATATAATATATAATGGCTAAAATGAGCGTTAAAAAACAAAAGATGAGCAAAAGTAAAAGAGAAAGACTCAAATATTTTGTTGAAAATTATATGTCAAAAAAAGATAAAGGTCGCAATAAAAAAGCTGCAATGGTTAAATATTGTGGTATTGTAAGGAGGAGTAAAGATGATAAATCTTAGAAGTCAAGATATTGCAGATTTGTCTGGTGTTGAGTTTCATGTTGTAGGTTGCGGGGCTATCGGTAGCTCCGTGGCCATGCAGCTTGTTAGGCTTGGCGCTGATAAATTTTATCTGTATGATTTTGATAAAGTAGAAATACAAAATGTAGGTGTAAGTCAGTATATAGAAGAAGATATTGGTAAGCTAAAAGTTGTAGCTTTAATTAAACACATGAAGAGTATTAATCCTCATATTTATGTAGAAGGTGTAGCAAATAAGTTTAGTCAGTATATGGGTAGTAAAGAAGGTATATTAATACTAGGCCTTGACAGCATGCAAGCTAGAAAAGATGTTGTTAAAATGCTAGTAGAATGCCCTTATAAACCTAAAACAGTAATTGATGGTCGTATGGGTGCAGATCATTATCAGCAATACATATATAATAATATAACTATGTCAAAATATGACAAAAATTGGTATTCAGATGATGATTCAGATCCAGAACCATGCACTCGTAAAGCTACATCTTATTGTAGTAATATGAGTGGCAGCTTTATAACTAATACTGTAAAGAATATTGTTATGAAACAACCATATTTTAAAGAAGTTACGTTCAATTTTTCAACATTAATACTTGATAAAAAGAAATTAATTTCGTAGATTATAAGCCCTTCAGTTCGAAGGTATCTTATATAATGTATAGCAATGAGCAGGATAGCTTTCCTATGTTGTCCTGCTTATCACATAGGAGAACACAAATGAATAATGTAGATATATCTAAACAAACTGGTGTTGTTAAAGACATACTGGTTAACAAAGAAAAGCATGAAAAAGCAGGTTTAGAAGTCTTAGTAGACGAAACACCTGATGCTTGGAAATCACCTGAAATTGGTGAACTAGCTGCGGCATTAGCCAAAGCACAATCAGAAATGGAAGGTGCAAAGAAAGAAAGCACAAATCCATTCTTTAAGTCTAGTTATGCAGACTTACATGCAGTAATTAAAGCATCTTTTCCATACCTAAGCAAAAATGGATTGTCTGTTACACAGGGTAATGAGCCTATTAAAGGCGCAGTATGTGTTACAACAACATTAATGCATTCATCAGGTCAATGGTTAAGATCAAAAGTTAAATTACCACTTGCAAAAGTTGACGCACAAGGTGTGGGTTCAGCGATTACATATGGTAGAAGATACGGTTTATCATCAATGGTAGGTATTGCACAGTATGATGATGACGCTAATTCAATTCGTAAATAAAGGAGAATAAATGGCAATAAAAACAATGTCAGCCACAGAAGGTGGTGGAAATAAGTATTCAGAAGGATGGCACGATGCCAAAATTGTTAAAGCTGAATATGGTGAATGGAATGGTAAGAAATACTTAGAATTATGGTTTGATGGTTATGGTCAATACCAAACTATGAAAGTATATGAAGTATTTAATAAAGCTGATAATCAAGAATTTGCTATTGCAAGAGTATTTAAATATGCACAAGCAGGTATTATATCAGTATTAGACGATCCTACAGGTAAAAAACCAATCATTCAATATGATGACGATGCTAATGGTTTAGTAGGTAAATCTTTAGCTATTAGATTACATCCTGATCCTAAGAACTCTAAATATACTAGAATAAGTAATGAACCAGCACCTATTGCAGGTCAATATGAGCATATGACATTTTCTGTAGATGCAGTTAATGGTATAAAAGCTGGTGCAGATAAAAGACTAGAAAAGTATTTAGCAAAGGCAAAGAGTGTAGTTGTACCAGAAACCGAAACTAGTTCTAATACAGCAGATATTCCTTTCTAAGGAATAGCGTTCAACGGTAATTAGGGGGTAGAACGGTTTTTAATTCCATATAGTTTCCCAACTATCCCCTTTTTACATTAAGGAGAATATTATGATAAAAGAGTTTGCTTTTGGATTGCAAAACCGACATCATTTTAGTGATGCAGGTGATGTACAGAAGTACCAAAATATGGCTCAAGATACATTTATGTCTCTATATGATTATGATGGCAACGTAATAGATTATGTTAAAGAAAAACATACATTATCATCATATGATGGTATGTTATATATGCCTAATGAATATATATTAGATGTAGATGGATCTAACTCAGAAGAAGCAAGACAAGCAGCTATAGGTCTTACAATATTATTAGATGATATGTGTATACCTTATCAATTATATTTCTCAGGAACTGGATTTCATATAGGAATACCTGAAGCTGCATTTAGGTGGAAGCCTTCACCAGATTTGCATTTAAAAGTAAAAGATGAAATGAAAGCTAAAGGTATATATGAGTATGCCGATGCATCAGTATCAGATAAAACAAGACTTATACGTATTGTTAATACTTTAAATAGTAAATCAAGATTATGGAAAATACCATTAAAGCCAAGTGAAATACATCAACCTATTGATAGTATATTAGAGCTAGCAAAAACAAGTAGACCAAAGTTTGATTATAACACTGCTGTTATAGAAAACGAATGTGAGCCTGTATTTGATGTGCTCAAAAGAAAAGCTGTAGCAAGTGATAAGAAGTTCGAAACAGTTACGCTTGGTAGAAACCCTGATCCTATATGGTATACATGTGTACAGAAAATGTTAACAGGTAGCCCACAAGGATCAAGACATCAGATAGCTTTACGCATAGCAGCACATTTGCGTTGGCGTTATCCAGAACATATGGTAAGATTAGTTATGGAAGATTGGCGACAAAGAGTTGATCTAAAATCACACCCATTTACTAAAGCTGAGATGGATAAAATAGTTACTGATTGTTATGAAGGTCATAATGGTAATGGATATAATTATGGCTGTAGTGATGTTATGATGGATAAGCATTGTAGTACTAGTTGTAGATTGTACAAATCTAAGAAATCACAAAATACTATGGATGCAAAAGCTATGGAGAAAGAGTTAGTAGACTTTCTTACAACAAATCACGATCCTATTAATATAGGTACAGCTTATGGTCAGGATTTTCCTGTATATCCAGGCGAAGTAGTTATTATACAAGCACCACCAAAATCTATGAAAACTATGTTTCTACAGAATGTAGTAAATATGTTTAAACGCAATACATACTTTGTAGAAATGGAAATGAGTCCTAGACAAATGTGGATGCGATTTGTAATGATGGAAAATAACTGGAATGAGCAACAACTTAAAGAGCATTACAGTCAATATGCTAATGGTATAAGTCAGCAGTTTGATTGGCTTACTGTAGATTATAATAGTTGTTATCCACATGAATTACAAAAGCGTATAATGTTGTTACCTAGAAAGCCTGAGATTGTAGTTATAGACCATATGGGCTTGCTACGTAGTCAAAAGACAGATAATAATATGAAAGTAGAGGAAGCATCACAAGCATTAATGGAGCTTGCTGTAAAGAATAATATTATTGTCTTTGCTGTATCAGAAATAACTAAATCAGCTTTTATGGAAGGTATGAATATAGCTTCTGCAAAAGGTTCATTTAGAGTAGCTTATAATGCTAATAAAGTACTATCTATTACACCATTTAAAGAGAAAGAAACTAATCTAATTAAATCGTTAAGGATAGAAAGTACAGCTAACAGAGAGAAAGAACATTTAGATGTTAATTTACCTGTTAATGGAGCTAAAATAGGATGATACAGATTACATCATGGATAGAACTAAACGAAAAGGTATGGCATAAGGGTAAACCTTTGCCTGCCTTTGTTTGGTTGGAAAAGTTAAAAATAAAACTAGAAAAACTCACACATAAAAAGTGTGAAATAAGAACTGATAAGGGTAAAGTAGCCCTATTCAGAGAAAGGTTAAGATGAAGAACCCATACGCACAAATGCGAAAAGTACCATTAGATTATAATGGTATAAAATCATCTGCTTACTCTGTTCAATATCAAGAATCACCTGATAAATGGAAAGAAGCAGGAGTTGTTGGTAGTAAATATATGTTACTACCTAATAGTAAAGTAAAAGAAGCTGCTGATCAAGTAGCTATGGCATCAAATGTACAGTTTGAGCATGATAAAACATTCTTTGATGGTAAAAGATATGTGTACTCATTAAAGTCTACAAATGTTGTTGGTGATATAAAACCAGGAGATGATATGGCTTTAGGTATGCAGTTTTGGAATAGCTATGATGGTAGTAAATCTTTTGGATTTTCTATGATGCTATATAGATTAATATGTACTAATGGTATGTTAAGTAAAAAATTCTTTAACACCTTTAGATTTAAGCATGAACCTAATAGCGAAGGATGGGAAGATAATTTAACTCAAGTAGTTAATACTATTAATAGTACATCTGAACATGGATTAGACAATATGATATCAAGCCTTAGAAAGCTAGATGATTTAAGAATTACATCTAAAGGACTAGGTAAGATTAGACATGAGTATTTATCTGAATTACCTTCAGGTTTATGGGGTAATATTATAGATAGATTCTTAGATCCGTCTAAAGAATATCATGCAGAAACAAGTGGTTGGGGATTACTTAATGCTGCTACAGATATATTGTGGCATAAAGATAAACCAACAGTTGCTAGTTACAATCAGAATGCTGTTATAGTAGACGGATTGTGTAGAGCAATATCTTAATTTAAACGCACAGAGCAGGTACGCTTCTTAAACGCCTTAGTATAGCAACTTACCTAACAGCTGCCTGCTCAACATTTTAGGAGAACCCAATGACAACATATAAACTTAGAAGAATTAGTCTAGTCCCTGATAAGCATGGACAATTCTTAAAAATACAAATGGTTAGTAAATACGTAGATGGTATATATAAAGGCCATGTAAAAATTAATCAAGATATAGTAGATGAATTATTAAGCATGGAAGTATCATGAAGTATGTAACTAGAAAAGCTATGACTATTAGAGAGTCTGGTAGAAGCAGTGATTATATAACACCTAGCTTTGGCTTTGGATGTTTATATAGATGTTCTTATTGTTATATGCGTAGACATGTACCTAAAGGACTTACAATAGCTAATAATCCTGAAGATTTGTTAATAGCTGTAGAAAAACATTCAGAAGAATTACCTTGGCCTAAAGTACCTAATCAAACACATGATGAATATTATACATATGATTTTAGTTGTAACGAAGACTTTGTATTACATTCTAAATTTCATAACTGGAGATTAATATTTGATTATTTCAAATATCATGAAAAAGCTATGGGTACAGCTGCTACTAAATATGTAAGTAATCACTTACTTTCTTATAATGCAGATAGAAAAATACGTATAAGATTTAGCTTGATGCCACAAAAATTATCAACTAAATTAGAGCCTGGTACTAGCAAGATAATTGATAGAATAAAAGCTATAAACAAATATTATGATGCAGGTTATGATGTACATGTAAATTATTCACCAATAATTATGTATAATGATCATACTGATGATTATAATGAATTGTTTGAACTTATAGATAAACACGTAAACAATGAGATAAAACCTAATGTGAAAGCAGAATCAATATTCTTAACACATAATGAAAAGATGCATAAGCATAATGTAGATAATAATATTAAAGGAGAAGATTATTTATGGAAGCCTGGAATACAAGAATCTAAAATGTCTCAATATGGTGGTAAAAATATACGCTATAAGTATAAAGTAAAGCGCAAGTATATAAATGATTTTACAAATAATCATAGAAACATTATACCTTGGCAAACAATAAGATACATATTTTAAGGAGATTATATGGGAGTAAGAGTTAGAGAACACAATGATAGAATAGGTAGGTATGAAGATAAAGTAGATACTATGGCTAAAAAAATAAATAGTTTAAGACAAAGAGTAGAAACTTTAGAAGAAAGACTTGCACAAGCAGAAAGCATATTAAAGATTATACACTATGAATCTAATCCTGCCTACTTAGAAGGACTTAAAAACAAATACAATGAAATGTATGGAGTAAATGATGAAAGCGAGTGAAATATCAATAGATACTGCTTTAAGAAATAGAGATAAAAGCAGATTTAAGTTTGCAAAAGAATATAGAGATGTAAAAGATCCAGCTGCTAGAAACATAAAGATGGCTAAAATAGCATCTGATAATAATAGATGTTGGTGGATATATAGCTATATACTAGGCAATCTTTGGTTTGGAAAAAGGAGAAAGCAATGAAAGAAAGAATAGGAGATTATGTGTCAAAACATAATACAGCAAAGGATGTTGATGAAGAATATCCTGTAATGTGCGAATCATTTGTAGCTATAACGGAAGAAATGTTTGAGTTGTTTAAAAAGAAACAAGCAGACTACGGCCCGACAAATATAGGCATGGGTAATAGAACTATAGATACAGATGGGGATGTAGAGAAGTCTATGATAGGTTTAACAGTTAGAATGAATGATAAAATTCAAAGACTAATGAACCTTGTATTAGACCGTAAGTCACCACAAAACGAAAGTGTTGAAGATACATTAATAGATATAGCTAATTATGCTGTAATGGCTAAGCTAGTTATAAATAAAGAGTGGGGAAAATGAAGATAGTAGCAAAACTATCTAAAGAACACTTTGATTGTTACATGTGCTCTTTTTCTGGATATGCAGATAGATACATTGTAGTTCCACATATAGTAGATACACATTTAGAACATACAATATGTACTGCTTGTGCTAAAAGAGAGCATGGTAGCAAAAATAGAATTAAATTAACAGATGTCATAGAAGAAAGGACAAAATTATGGCTACAAAAGAAGCAATAAAAAAGATACAAGATCAAGCTATAGAAGATCACAAAGCTAGAACTGAAGATCTTTACAGTAAAAACATAATCCTAAAAGAAAAGATTGTTGATATGGAAGCTAAAGTAGAAGCTTTAAATGAAGTTGTTTGCAAGGAATGCAAGCAAATAGAAGCATCTAATGTAGATATGTTAA